CTTTGGCGGTACGCCAAAAGGCAAGAACCAGTTTTGGGATATTTTCCAAACCGCCAGGATGAATCCTGAGGAATGGTTCTGTTTGAGGTTGACGGCTACGGAAAGCAATATTTTGCCCATGAGCGAAATAAACGCTGTTAAGGCCCAGATTTCCGAAGACCAATATATGCAGGAATACGAGTGCAGCTTCGAGGCGGCCATTCTTGGTGCGTTTTATGGTATCGAAATGCGTATCGCGACCGAAGAAAAGCGCGTTACCGAGGTTGCATACGATCCTAGCCTACCAACGCATACGGCATGGGACCTGGGGTACCGCGATGACACAGCAATTTGGTGGTATCAAGTTATTTCTGGTGAAATTCATATCATTGATTATCATGCTGTGTCTGGTGCTGGCATACAAGAGCTGGCTAAGGTCATCACGCAAAAGCCCTACCATTACGGAACGCATTATTTGCCCCATGATGCGCGTGCTAAAACGCTTGCGGCACAGGGTAAATCGATAATTGAGCAACTTGGTGAGTATTTAGGGGTACAAAACCTGCGAATTGTGCCTGATTTGTCGGTTCAAGACGGTATCCAAGCCGTTCGACAAATGTTATCACGTTGCTGGTTTGATGAACGCAAGTGCATGGAGGGTATTGAGGCCCTTCGCCAGTACGAGCGTGAATATGACGAAGATAAAAAGGCATTTAGGGCAACGCCTAAGCATAATTGGTGTTCGCACCCGGCAGATGCCTTTAGAATGTTGGCTATTGCATGGCGTGATGAGCCTACGGTGCGTACCGCGCCCTCTGAAAGGCCGCTTATTGTAGGTCCGGGAAATACTGCTACATTGAACGACATGTGGGCTTCCCATAAACGTGTTAGGAGATCAAGAATATGACGCCAGTTTCCGAAAGTCAGAATTACAAGAATATTACGGCTACCACGACCGTGTTTACGGGTCCGGGCGCAATTCTTGGTGTGTTTGTTGCATCGGCATCGGTTACGCCAACCATTAAGGTTTCTGATGGCTCTGGTACCATCGTCAATACCTTCACGCCGCTGCCTGGCACGTTCTATCCAATGCCCGCTCGCTTTACGACTTCGCTTATTGTCACGATCAGCGGCACTGTTGATTGCACCGTCTTCTGGTCGGCATAAACCATGATACCTACCTGGGGCACTTCAACTGGTCGTAATAGCGCGGGTGGTATTCCATCCCTGCTGTTGGATTTTTCTAACCAATCGTACCTTTTAAACGGTACGGCTTTTGCAGCGTTTGGCGGGTCCCCAAATATCACTTTTTCACGCGGCACCAACGCCACGCTGATCGACAGCACGGGCCAATTGACGTTTGCGCCTAGCAACTTGTTGCTTAATAGCGAAAGCTTTGGTGTTACTACTAGTTGGGGAAGAACTAACATTGATACCGTTAACGTTAATGCATCTATTGCGCCGAATGGAACAACGACCGCTGACAAAGTAATACCAAATACGACAAGCGGTAGTCATATTGTTGACGAAAGTATTGGAACGGTTCAATCTGGTAACATTTACACTTTTTCGGTATATGCCAAGGCAGATGGATATAATTTTATTCGCCTAAGTTTTGGGAACGTAGCGGGTGGCGGGTATACATTCTTTAATGTTCTTAATGGTACAATTGGTGGTACTGGCAATACAATAAGCAACGCTATTGAAAATGTCGGCAATGGTTGGTTTCGTTGTTCTGTAGTGCGCGCCGCATCCAGCACTGCTATTTTGTCGGGTGATATTTATGTACAAAGCGCCAACAACCAATTTGCTGGCTGGGCAGGCAACGGCACCGACGGCGTTCTTGTTTGGGGCGCTCAAATAGAAGCAGTCACATACGAAACCGCGCCCAGCGTCTACAACAGCACCACACCTAAAAACCTGCTTGGGTTTACCGAAGAATTCAATAATGCGGCTTGGGTTAAAACATTAGCAACCGTAACGCCTAATTCCATTGCAGATCCAAATGGCAATTTAAATGCCGATACGCTTTCAGCGACTCTTGGTAATGCAACAATTCTGCAAAACATTTCGCTTTTGGCCGCTCCATACACGTTTAGTATATGGCTAAAACGCAAAACCGGAACCGGAAACATTAACATTACGATAAATGGTGTAACCTTTATTACTCAAGCCGTAACGGCTGATTGGGCAAGGTTTAGAACAACGCTAACCCCGTCTGCGGGCACAAAAAATATAGGCGTTCAAATTGTAACTCTTGGTGACGAAGTATATGCTTGGGGCGCTCAAGTATCAGACAGCGCGTCACTGGACCCGTATGTCTATAACCCAGCCGCAGCCCTGACTTCCACAGCCTATTACGGCCCACGGTTTGATTATAGCCCAACGACGCTTGCGCCATTGGGTTTGCTGATCGAAGAAACACGGACAAACTTAAGTCTTCAAAGCCAAACGCTTGATGTTTCGCCTTGGGTTTTAGTTAATGCAACTATAGTATCAAATGTAATTTCTGCTCCAGATGGAACATTAACTGCTGATTTTTTAAAAGAAGATCTTACAGTTACGGCTACAACTCATAATATTGATCAATTCGTACCAACAACCTCAACTTTATATACAACTTCAATATATGCAAAAGCCGGAACTAGATCAAAAATTCTTTTTGCTGGCGGCGGTTTTTCCGGACAAGGTTTTGGGGCTATATTTGATTTAATCAATGGGACAATGTTTTCCAACGTTGGAAACAAAGGCAAAATAATCAATGCTGGTAATGGCTGGTATAAATGTATCATAACATTTACAACTAGTAATACTAATATTTTTAATTGGTATATGTGTGACTCATCCAATACTAATAATTATATTGGAGATGGAACATCTGGTCTTTACTTATGGGGCGCTCAAACAGAAGCCGCTGGCTTTGCCACGTCCTACATTCCAACCGCAGGTTCGTCTGTTACTCGTTCGGCTGATGTTGCTACAATGGTCGGTAATAACTTTACCAATTGGTATAACCAAACTGCCGGAACGCTTACAGTTGAATTTGATGCTTCCGCCAACGGGTCCGCTACCTACGTTTCTGCGTCTAATGGCACGATCACGCAAAACTCTGTGCATGTTGATAACGAAGCCGGAAATATGCGGGCTGCGTACTATTCTGGATCAACAGAAGTGGCTTCCCTTGTATTGGGCGCTATTGGCACAATTGGGGCAACAAACAGAATTGCAACGGCTTATACCGTTAATGATTTTGCAGCTTCACGCAACGGCGAAACGGTAGTTACTGACACGGGTGGCGCTGTACCTGTTGGCCTTACCAAGCTAAACATTGGTGTAGATGACCGTTTGACGGCAGCCTTCTACACATCCAACCATATCAAAGCCATTTCTTACTTTAACTCACAACTTACAAATGCCCAATTACAGGCCTTAACAGCATGATCGACCTTTATCTAAAAGCCGCTACTAAGGCCGACATGGACGCAGCATTGCTGGCATCGGAATTGTTTACCGACCTTGATGGTGAACTTTATCCGGTAGACGCAACCACTTTAATCGACAGGGTGGGCGCGTCGCCTTCTGACAACGCCGAGGACGGCTATTTTGTAAACCTGCGCCTTGCGTATGCAGACGAGGCCCCAGAGGCTCTGGTGGCCATGCAAACGTCTCCTGTAACCCCTTGGCGTGTTTGGGCCTAAAGGAAAAGTTAAATGCTTCCTCCAACCTCTACTTTGCAAAAATATCTTGGCATCATTCATACTTACGATAATGATTTTAAGAAATGGGATGGACGAGTCGTAAAGATCATCCGGCGCTATCGCGATGATACGCGCAGCGCATCCGGCAATGAAACGGCCAAATTCAATATTCTTTGGTCCAACGTGCAAACGCTTGTTCCTGCGGTTTATGCCCGTATGCCCAAAGCGTCAGTTTCTAGGCGCTTTAGCGACAATGACCCTGTAGGCCGGGTTGCGGCATTGCTAGTCGAGCGGGCGCTTGATTACGAAATTGAGCATTATTCCGATTTTCGTTCATCTATGAAAAACGCGGTTGAGGATCGGTTCCTTGGCGGGCGTGGTACGGCTTGGGTGCGTTACGAGCCGCATATCCGCAAACAAGACGTTCCTGAAGACGGCTATCAAATTACCGAAGACATTGAACAAGGCGAATCAGCCGAGGGCGCTAATGAAGCGGCCCTCTATCCTCAAGACCTTACGGCAACAACTGAAGAACCAACAGACGTTCCAGAAGAAATTGAATACGAGTGTTCTCCTGCCGATTACGTTCATTGGAAGGATTTTGGACATTCGCCAGCAAGGACCTGGGAAGAAGTAACTTGCGTATGGCGTTGGGTTTATATGACCAAGGACGCACTGACCGAGCGTTTTGGTGAAGATGTTGCCAAAAAGATACCGTTTGATACTTCGCCCGAAACCTTGACCAAAATGGGCCAGGCCAGCAAGACTAATGACCGGGCCAAGATTTGCGAGCTTTGGGATAAGGA